TGTCTATTTCTGGGGTCTGTATGTTACTCGTGAGTAATAGATTGGGTGTCTAGTTTAGATTGGTTGTATGTTACTTATGAGTAATGTTACTGGTGAGTAGTGTTACTGGACAGTAACCAAACAAGCATCCGATTGACAGAAATTAGATTGAAAGTCTATAGATTGGCTGTCTAAATAAAGTATCTAGTCGGCAAAAGGGATAGTTTTGACCCCAGAGTTTTAACTACATAGTTGTAGTAGTATGTATAGTCACCCAAAAAATATTTCCTAAATTGGGGGGATATTTATATATACAAAATAGGACAAAATAGGACATCTAAAAAAGAATTCATTTAAAAAATGTTGGTTTTAGCGATTTGTACAGGTTATCTTATATGTATAGATATTTTTTTAAGGAGTACCGAAGGTGCTCCGCTTAGGGCTTCGCACCTTAGTAGCGAAGACCAAATGTAATACTTTTTAGTAAATAGGGCAGAACTCTGCCAACCCTAAGATTACCCCCAAACAGTGAAACCAAACGGCCATCACAACCCCAAGGAAAACTTGGCACAACCAAGTATTCCGTCGAGGAGTCCTCGACTCCTCTTCAACCAAAAGGTACCTCGATGACAGCCAAGACAACCGTCGGCACCCGCTCCGCGGATTCCGCCAAACAGATGATTATTGAACTAATCGAAAAAGGACACACTGTAGAGGCGGCCTGTAAGACCGCTGGCAAGTCGGTAAAGACCTACGAGTACTACCGTTCCACCGACGAAAAGTTTAAGACAGCCATTGAACTTATCCGAGCCAGGCAACAGCGCGACGGGACTACCCTCCCACCAGACCTGGCCAACATCTCTTTCCAAGACTTCCGCAAGCGGTTCCTCCAATCAGAGACATTCCCACACCAACTGAACTTGGCGGACCTCTTGGAATCCCGTCCACCCCGCTGGCTACACCCATCCATGATTTATGAAGAGGGTGAACCCCAGTACTGCCTTATCAACATCCCGCCAGACCATGCCAAGTCTATGACGGTCTCCATTGACTATGTGACCTACCGTATCTGCCTTGACCCAAATGTTCGTATCAAGATTGTTTCCAAAACCCAGACCATGGCTGCGGAGTATCTCTATGCAATTAAGCAAAGACTCACCAACCCAGTCTGGTCTGAACTCCAGCGCCACTTCGCGCCGCCAGAAGGCTTCAAGGCCAGTTCTGAAAAGTGGACTAATACTGAAATCTACCTCGCCCGCAACTCAGCCGAAAAAGACCCTACGATTCAGGCTTTGGGTATTGGTGGTCAAATTTATGGCGCGCGTTCTGACCTCATCATTCTAGACGACTGCGTAACTCTTTCCAATGCTGGTGAGTACGAAAAGCAGATGCGTTGGATTCAGCAGGACTGCGTAACCCGTCTTGGCCCATTCTCAAAGTTGTTTATCGTTGGCACGCGGGTTGACCCAATTGACCTTTACAAAGTTTTAAGAGAAGACAATCGCTACCCAGAAGGTAAGTCCCCATGGACCTATCTGGATATGCCAGCCATCCTGGAGGCATCCGATGACCCAGCCAAATGTATTACCCTCTGGCCTAAGTCAGACCGACCATGGCTCGGAGACAAGACAGAACCAGACGCCGACGGCTTATATCCCCGATGGGACTTTGCCCATATTAAGAAGCGTCGCGGAGTCCTTGACCCAAGGACATGGGCAATGGTGTATCAACAACAGGATGTCTCGTCAGACGCTACATTTCCACGGGACGCTGTAAAAGGTTCTATCTCTGGTATGCGTGCCCCAGGGCCAATTATTCCTAGCGCCCCAGGACACCCAAGTGTTCGAATGGAAGACCTTTACATAGTTTGCTCTATGGACCCAGCAATGACTGGTAATACCTTTTCCATCGTTTATGCTGGGGACATTAAAACCAAGAAGCGCTATGTCCTTGAGTGTGACATGATGACAGAACCTAGTCCAGCCAAGATTCGTTCCAGAATCAAGCAGTGGACCGAGAAGTACAACCCCAAGGTTTGGGCAATTGAAAAGAACGCCTTTCAGTTGTTCTTAACTGGTGACGAGGAAATCCTTAACTTCTTTGCCACCCGCGGTATCCGCATGGTTGACCATTACACTGGTCGTAACAAGATGGATGCTGAGTATGGTGTAGCCTCAATGGCTGGTCTCTTTGGGACGGCAGAGGTTAGTGGTAAACACAATGGCAACAACCTCATAGAGTTGCCCCGCGCCACGGACGAATCAACCAAAGGTCTTGTGGAGCAATTGGTAACCTGGTCGCCTGGAACCAAAAATAAGCAAGATGGGCCGATGGCCCTTTGGTTTGCCGAGACTCAAATGCGCCAAGTCATTAACCAATCAGGTGCCTACACCCAAACCCGCAATACAAACAAATTCGCAACTCGCGGCTCACTAGCAAAACGCAGGGTTATTAACCTTGAGGAATTGCAAAGTATGCAAGAACGAGCCGATGCAAATGGAGGATACTTATAGTGGCCGCAACGATTGAAGAGATTGCCAAGCGCGTAAAGCGCATACGTGAACGCTCTCACCAACGTGATGCCCGCTGGGATGATTTGCTCTCCATTCGCAAGGGAAATATCTCAGAGGTATTCCCATCCCTTTTCTCCGACGACTATCCAAAGCCAATGGTGGCCAACTTTATTGATGTTGCCGCACGCGACATTGCCGAGGTAATCGCCCCGCTTCCAACTTTTAGTTGCATGACCAACAAGCCAAATTCCGATACCAAGCGGAAAGAGGCAGACCGCCGCACCCAAATTGCGGCTGGTTATCGTGATGCCTGCAACCTCCAAACCAAGATGTACTCTGGCGCCGATAACTACATCACCTTTGGTATGTTGCCATTCATCATTGAGGCCGACGAAGTTGGCAAACGTCCAATGATTCGCCTTGAGTCGCCAATCGGTGGGTACCCTGAGTTTGACCGTTTTAACCGCCTAATCTCATACACCAAACGTTATTTCAAGACTGTACAAGATTTGCTTAATGACTTTCCAGAGTATGAAGGACAGATACTCAACCAGTACGAGCAACGCAACAGCCAACGTCAAATCGAAATGTACCGCTACATTGACAAAGACCAGACGGTGCTATTCCTCCCAACCCAGAAGAACTTGGTTCTTGCTAAGGTTACCAACCTGCTTGGGGAAATTCCCGTCGTTCTTGCTGTACGCCCAGGAGTAGACGAAGAAACCCAACATGGTCAGTTCGATGACATCATGTGGGTACAGGTGGCCAAGGGTCGCTTCGCAGCCTTAACTCTTGAGGCCGCAACCAAATCGGTTGAGGCTCCTATTGCTATGCCGAATGATGTCACCAGCATCGAAATCGGCCCCGATGCGGTGGTACGCTCTGCTACACCAGAGAAGATTCGCCGTATTGATTTGAATGTTCCACCAGGACTTCTTCAAGAATCTGCTGAACTTGACCATGAACTAATGGTTGGTTCTCGTTACCCACAAGGTCGCCTTGGCGAACAGTCTGGTTCAATTGTAACTGGTAAAGGTGTCCAATCCCTTATGGGTGGTTTTGATACCCAAATCAAGACAGCCCAAGCAGTTCTTGCTGACGCTTTCCGTCAAATCATGTATCTTTGCTTTAAGATGGATGAAGTCTACTGGTCAAATGAGAGCAAGTTTGTAAGCGGAATCAACTCTGGTTCCCCATATGAATTGACTTACATCCCATCACGCGATATCAATGGTAACTACCACTGTGACGCAACCTACGGTCTTATGGCTGGACTTGACCCAAACAGGGCTCTTGTCTTTGGCCTTCAAGCCCGTGGAGATAAACTCGTTTCAAGAGACTTTTTGCAACGCAACCTTCCTTGGGAAATTAACATCACCGAGGAAACCCAACAGATTCAAGTTGAAGAAATGCGCGATGCCGCTATTGGCGTTATGGGCGCACTGTCACAGGCATTACCACAAATGGTTATGCAGGGTCAAGACCCTTCAAACATTCTTTCTGGTCTGGCAACCGTAATCAAGGGACGCCAGCAAGGAAAGCAGATTGAAGATTTGCTGGAAGAGGCATTTGCACCAACGCCTCCAGCACAAGCACCCTCTGGCGTTGTAGCCACACCTGGACAGCAGCCTACACCTGGCGCGTCAGGCCCACAAATTGCTCCGCCAGGGGCCTCTTCTAATGGGCAACCTCCAGCAATGGAATCACTATTGGCGGGAATGAACCAAACTGGTAATCCTCGTCTAAGCGCTGGTTTAAGCCGACGCTCGCCAGTCTGACGGGACTGGTAGAAAACTACCTATAGGAGAAAAAAATGGCAACAACAATCGGTCTACAGACCAGTGTCCCACACCCAAAGAATCAGGGTGATAAGGGAGCAGACCAACCACGTTCTGGTTTTCAGAATGTAACTCAAGCAACACCTCGCGCTGGTGCTACACCAGGCGCAACACCAATTCTTTATGGAAAGCAACCTGGTGGATATGGTGGAGCAAGCACCACAGTTGGAAAACCAATCAAGTAAAGTTAGTGAAAAGGAAACGAAATGACATCAGGCGGACTCAGAACACCTAATAACCCCGCCGTATCTTCGGGTCCTGGCTCATTATCACAACGCACCGACGGCGGTCCTGCTGGAAAGCAGGCCGCTCGTTGGATTGCAGGTGGTGATTATGGAGATGGTGGCCTTATGGGCATACAGCAAGGCGCACAGATGGCCGCATCTGGTACACCTGGTTCAACCCCAGCACCATCAGGACAACAGGGCATGCCCGCTCCAGTTGGTCCAGCAGTTACACCTTTGACAGTACCTACACAACGTCCAGACGAGCCAGTTACATCTGGTGCCGATTCTGGTCCAGGTCCAGGCAGAGAAGCACTTAGACTTCCACCTACAACGGCCATTGGCGGACAAACTGCAAAATCTATTATTCAAGGATTGGCACAAAGCCCAGCGGCTTCACCAGTGCTTAAAACGCTTGCTAACACTTTAGGGAGTTAATTTATGAGTGGCACTACGCCTCTTCCACAATCTCCCCAAGACCAAAATGTTCAAACAGCAAACAAGATTACATCCGATGCTGGCAATGCTGTACGTCGTTATCCAGATGTAGTCGCAGCCACCGTTGCTGCAAATAACCCCAATATTACAGTTGGCGCTGTGGCTGGTGCAGACCTTGCTACAAAAGCCCAATCTGTTGTACAGCACCAGGTTGATAACAACTCTGGTGGCATTTTGCATGATGCCCTTAGCGGCGTTGAAGATATTGCATCAAAAGTTACAAAGACTGTGACTTCTGTACCAGGCGTTAGTACCCTTTTACAGTGGGCAAATAAGCCACTTCAAGAGATTCAAAAAGATTACAAGTTTATCAGTGCCGTTTATGCCAAGCATGGTGTAGCACAAGGACTTCTTGCTACTCTTGGTGTTCTTGGTTCCGCTACTGCTGGTGCAGTATTTAGCGGTGGAGACCCACTTGGCGCCGTTGCAGGCGCAGATTTGGCTATGGCTGGCGAGCGCAACCTATTTGGTCGCCTTGTTCCACAGTACCATGATGCTTTAATGATGTCAAATGACCCAAACTACAAAGTTTCTGCTGGTCGTGAATTGGCAACTGGCCTCAGTAACATTCCAGGCCTTGGCACACTACGCGATACACAGCATGGCATTGGCCAGTTTATTTCTGGCGCTACTGATGCCGCGGCAGACCTTGAGTTTGACCCAGTAATTATTGGGGGCAAAGTCTCTTCTGGCATTTCCTCTGGCCGTTTTATTCAACCAGCCAAGGATGCAGAAGGTAGTTTTGTTTTTCAAGAGATGGCCGATGGCACCAAAAAGGGTATTTTAATTCCAACGGAAGATTATGCCCAGTCTGCTTCTGGTATTCAAAAGTGGTTGATTCAGCGCGCTGGTGTAGCAACTAGCCCACAGCAATTGTTGGATATGTATGACCTTTACAAATCACAGAATCCTGTTGCTGGCACAATTAACCGCCTTGCTGGTGGTTCCAACATTGGTAATGTGGGCCGTGCCTTAGATGATATTGGTGCCACTAAAGACCCTACCGAGATTGCAACTAAATACCCTCAACTTGCTAACCAGGTAACTCAAACAGTTATTAAGGACCTTGCTAATACATCTAATGGCCGTGAGGCTGCTCAAGTTCTTGGCCAGTCTTTGCACTCTGCTGACTTTGCAGACAATGTGGCAGTTTCCGCAATTAACAACCTGGTTTTGCCAACGCGCACATTTGCTCAAGCACTCGCTGGCAATGTTGCCAAAAAGATTTATGACGCCGCTGGCGAAACTACAGCCAACGAAGAGCGTAACCTTCTACTTCCCAAGAAAGTTTATGTTACAGACGCAGAAGGCAACCGTTTACAGAACGCAGACGGCTCCAACCAGACTAAGATTCTTCAAGGTGGATTGCTTAATGGCAATGTAGCCAATGCTCTTGCTGGTAAGTTGCGTACATTTACTGGATACAAAGCGCTTTCGGTTAACTCTAAGTTAATTGCGCAATCTGGTGACGAAATTGACTTTAATGACCCAAGTGCATTTGAGGCTATCTACAACATGGCCCGTTATGCGCTACCACGTAATCTTGCCCTGGAAAAGACATCCAAGATTGTTCTTAACCCAGACCTTAATGAGAAAATGACCGACTATGGCGAACTTCTCAAGGAGATTGTCAAGACTGCTGGCGTTAGAGATGACTCTAACCTTCTTGACCATGTAATGTCTTTTGCCCAACGTGTAACCATGAATGGTGCACCAGTAAAAGGTATGTATGCCGCAAGTCACACTGCTGACCCACTTCTTAACAAGGTACGCCAAGGTGTTACAATCAGTGGTGATGAAGTGCCATTTGGCAATAGTGCACCATGGGTGCCAGACCAAGCGATTCCTCGTACGGTTCAAAACATTGGTATTTGGACCTACCACGAAGGTGGAAACGGCATTATTGACTTTAAGGCACTTCGCAAAGAGGTTGCCAATGCCAATGTGTACAACCGTCTTTACAACAGTGCAGATGATTTCTTTAGTTATTACACCGAAAAAATTTTTGCTCCGCTTACATTACTTACTTCTGGGTTTGGTATCCGTGTTGCTTCCAATGAGGCGTTGCACCAAATCATCCGTTTTGGACTTGGTGATTACCTAGAAAACTTCCTCGTTAGTCGCGGTATGCGCTATGGCACGAGACTTGAAAAGGCTCAAGTTCGTGAAGCAGCATCCAAAGTCACCGAAGCGGCCACAGATGAAGACCTTAATGGTCTTAAAACTGGCAAGCCAATTCGTCGCAACTCTGTTACAGAGTGGTTAGATAGCAAAGCCAAAGAAGCGGCTTTTATTGCCAAAAGCCCAGTTGGTGCTGTTGCCTACAAGATTACTCCTTATTTTGCAAAAGATAAGTTAGATTTTATCCACAAGTTCCAGCAACAATACGCTGGCATGACCCTTCCTGCCGCATCTGCATCTAACCACCTTGCCCAGTATGGCAATGCGATTGATGAAGAAATTGACCAGGGTATGAAGCAACTTACCCACAGTCGCGTACCTGGCCAAAACTTTTATGACCTTTTTAGTCGTCAAGACCCACAGTTTAATCGCCTTTGGGCTCTTGGTGCTTCTAAGTTGCGCAATGAGCAGATGGCTCGTGATATTGCCAAAGACTATTTGGACCATGTTCCTGGTGGCTTAAAGAACGCCCCAGAATGGGACACGCTTACGCAAGACCAAAAGTGGCAAAAGATAGCCGACCTACATACAGCACGGGTTAAGAACCCAGATTTGTATAAGGTTGAACGTGCCAAGTTGGTTGGTCTCAAATATGGCGACCTTGATGATTTTGCAAGTAATCAGGTTTCAGATTTCCGCCGCCAAACAACTGGTGCGGATGGAACTGAGCATCTTTCGATTATGCGCAACATCAAAGATGGTAAACCAACTTATACGAAAGACCTTAAAGAAATTCCAGTTAACCAGCAACCACTGGCAGTTATTGGTCGTGTAAATACGCCAACAACCATTAACCCAATGGAACGCATTATCCAAACTGGTTATAGGACTTTTAGCAATCCAGTAATTGATTCTATTTCTCGTGAACCTATTTTCAACCATTACGCTTTTGAGCAATATCGTCAATTTAAGTCAATGGTTGATGCTGGTTTGATTACGGATGATGATGCGGTACGTCTAGCGGCCCAAAATGGCGCCAAGCAGATGATTCCGCTTATCCACAACCCACCATTGCGCTCACAGTTTGCAATGATTCACCGTAACGTGATGCCGTTCTACTTTGCACAGGAGCAGGCGCTAAAGCGTGTTGGTCGTCTCATTCAGACCAATCCACAGGCTTTTCGCGACTTCCAGATGATTAACCAAGGGCTTAATAACCCAGGGTTTGTTCACACTGATTCCGATGGAACCAAGTACATTGTTTACCCATTGATTGGTGAGTTTGGAAACAGCGTTGCTCGCGGACTTAACGCTCTTGGGTTTAAGCAATTTGTTGGGCTTCCATCATCTGTAACTGGTAGCACTTCGTCGCTTTTGTCCGTATTGCCCGAAATGAAACTTTCTTCAATAGGACCATTTGCGAACTTGGCTCTTACAGAAATAACCAAGATGTTTCCAGCACTTGCTCCAGCAGATAACGCCCTTACGGGTGGCTATCCTGCAACAGATTGGATTAACGCTTTACTTCCAAATTCATCTATTCGGGATTTATATAACGGCTTTTCAATGGATGACAAGGAAACAACGGTTCACAACTCATTCCTTTCTGCTGTGGCAGCGGCTTACTACCATGGCGATATCCCAGATGGTTCAAATGGAACTTTGTCTTATGCGCAAATGCCACCCGCCGAACAGCAAGCCATTATGGACAAAATTGAGCACAACGCCCGAACAAACTTGTTTGTTAAGGGTATTTTGGCTTTCTTCCTCCCGTTGTCTCCAAATGTTTCCAACGACTACTACAACAAAGACCTACAAACACTGCGGTCTGAGTTTGTAACCATGACACTTCCAAAGTCTCAAGGTGGTCAAGGACTTGACCTTAAAACTGCTACGGCAGAGTTTATGGACAAGTATGGTGACCGTAGCGTGGTTTACACCACATCCAAGACAACATCTGGTGCTGGTGGAGCGGCTTTACCTTTGGCAAATAGCACGCTTCAATGGTTGGCGACCAATAAGAACATTATGACATCCAATCCAAATGGAGCAGCCTATCTTGTCCCACAAGTTGCTGGAACGCCAGATTCACTCAAGATTGAACAGAAATTGCTCACGATGCACCTTCGTGAAACGCTGGCTCCAAAAGACTTTTTGACATCTGTATTTGTTGCAAAAGGTTGGTCTGATTTGGGCCCTTCTTTGGCAGATTACGAGAATGTTTTGAAGAGCGCTCAGGCTACGGGCAATCGGGTTGCCCAAAATACTGCTACAACTGTTTGGAAAAATGTTGTTGCCCAGTATGGTGAAAGCAACCCCATTTGGTATGCTGACTATTTGAATCCGACTCGGACAGAATATGCCAAAAAAGCATTGACAGATTTGCAGACGTTAAATGCAAAGAATCAACTTGGCAATTCCCCACAAGCCCCTGGAATACAGCAATTGTTGGCAAGTTATGCAGATTATCATGCTTTGCTACAGCAAAACACCATTGACCATGGACTTCGGTTTACACCAGAGTATTCACGGATTAAAAATGCTTGGTTTGATTATGTAACAAATCTTGCTGTAACAAATCCAGAACTTGCAAATGTTATTAACGGCGTATTTAAGAAGGTGACCTAATGAGTAGTAGTACACCAACAGTACAAGTAAGCAATACGCCTATTAACCCAAATGCAAATACTGCAAGTGGCACATCCCCCTTTGGGCAGGTGTATGCCGCTACAACTGGACAAACTAGTTTAATTAGTGCAAATGGACTTCCCGTAGGCCTTAACTACCAACCAAAAACTGTAAATACCACTTACGAGACGCGAACATCCCCACAAGATGTTGCATCTATCGTTAATGCTGCTATGCAACAATTGGTTGGTCGTTTGGCTACGCCAGAAGAAATTGCTAATTATGGTCAAGAACTTCTTGCGGCTGAAAAGGCAAACCCTGGTTTGCAGCACAGTCAATTGAACTATGACCAAAATACAGCAAAACCATTTACGCAGACTGGTTCTATGCTTACCCAGGGTGTAGACCCAACATCATTTATTCAAAACATTATTCGCGGTACTGGCGAAGCCAAGCAATACAACATTGCTGGCACATACATGAACGCTCTGCAAAACATGGCAGACCAGTTTAAGGGGTCATTTAGTGGCTGATAAAAAAACAAAGATTGACCCAAATAAGCCTTTATCTCCAAGTGCATCTATTGATGAGCAAGTTGCTTATTGGTCTGCCCGTGTAACAGAAAGTTCTACTGGAACACGCGGTAGGTTGGCAGAACAATCTTTGCATTTAGCGCTTCAAGCACAAGCAGAAGAACAAAAAGCAGCACAACCAGAAGACCCAACTAAAACTGGTGGTGGAACAACAAATGCTAAATCTGCTTTGGCTCAATACGCACAAGATGCGCAAAATGCTACAACTCAAAATCAAGAACAAACTTCTGCTAATGACCATGGCTCAGCACAGATAGCACTAAGTAAAACACCAGAACCATCAAAGTCTTCAAAATCAAACCAACCAGTTCATGCTGGACAATTAGGCACTCCGTCTAACGCACCAATGGGCGAAAACTCTGGCTGGGATGCTGCTACAACTAATGCGGAGCAGAAGTCATTTATCCAAAAATATGGCGGAATTGCAGCCTGGGCTGCTGCCACACCATGGATGGAAAACTACCTTAATCAAGCCATTAAGGGTGGATGGACTGCTGATAAGTTTACTCAGGCAGTTTATGCAGACCCAAATTGGCAAAAGGTTGGACAGTCCACACGTGACTATGACACTGCCTTCTATGGCAACACACAGGCTTGGGCACAGCAATACAACGATAAGTTAAAGTTGCTTCAAGAGTCTGCCCTACGTCAAGGTTATGACCCATCTATCTTTGGTCAATCACTTGGGGATAATCCAACCCCAGACCAGATTAAAGCCGCCGCCGCTGGCAACAGCGGAACCAATACGTTCTTACAGGCTTATTTTAGCAATATGCCAGACCAGACAACACTTGACCGTTTTGTGGCTTCTCACGCTTCTATCTCCACCCAGGCTGACAAGTTTACTCCAGAAGGTGAGTTGGCTACAACTTCCGCTGGCCTCAAGCAATACGCACAACAATACGGTATTAACCCAAATACGCTTCCATCCCAATGGACTGGAGCCGCTGGACAAGGCAAGGCTACTGGTGACTGGTTTACCAGCACGGCTGATGCTATCTCTCAAGGCTATACAACCCTTGATAGCGAGCAAGCCGCTATGCGTACCAAGGCCGCTCAACTCTACAAGCCATTTGCCGCTCAAATAGCCAATGGCGAAAGCGTGCAGTCTTTGGCTGGCTCATACCTTGGAACAGCATCCAACTTGCTTGAAAAACCAGCAGATAACTTCACTCTTGGTGATTTCACTGGAACCAATGGATTGATTACTAAAGCCTTACAGGGTGATGGGACAAACCCACTTCCACTTGACCAGTTTATGAGTCAAATCAAGGCTACTCCAGAATGGCTTACTACTGGCAACGCTCGTAACAGTTTGATGGATACGGCCAGTTCTATTCTTCAAGGATTTGGATTGGTGCACTAATGGCGACAACTGCACGAGTTAAAGACATGGACCCTGGTATTGACCCTAAAACGGTTGACACCGTTAAACCACCCACTACTACCAAACCAGACCCAAGCCAAACCTGGACCGCCTCAGATGGAACCGTTTTTACAGACCAGGGTGCTTTTGCAACCTATTCATCGGCCTTACTGGCATCTGGTACGGCAAAAACTGCCGCAGCAAATGCAACCGCTACTGATGCCGCTAATAACACAATAAGTAACCAGAACGCTTTTGCCTTATTAAAGTCAACGCTTTCTGGTTATGGTCTTGATACAGATGGTTCTATCAGCAATGGCATACTTAAACTTCAACAAAGCAATTACGATGCCGCTACCATTCAAGCAATTATCCAAGACCCTGGCTCGATTAAGAATTCTGACCCAGCAATCTCTGGTCTTGCTACAGCATGGCAGACACGGTTTTCTGGCAACTACGGTCCAAATGGCCGTATAGCCAACGGATTAACGCCATTAAGTGCGGCTGATTACATTGCTACGGAAAATTCATATAACGACATTTTTCACGCGGCTGGTGTTCCAGCAGGGTTTTATTCAAGCCAAGAACAACTTGGAAACTTAATTGGTGGTGACATAGCCCCAACCGAACTTCAAGACCGTGTAAACACAGCGGCCAAGTCCATTGCCAACCAAGACCCATTTTACACCCAGACCCTTCAAAATTACTACGGGCTTACTCCTAGTGACATGATTGCTCACGCACTTGACCCAGAAACCGCTTTGCCACTCTTGCAACGTCAAACAGCCGCCGCTACCTTCGGTGCTGCTGGTAACCGTCAAAACATTTCAACTGACCAGGCTACAGCCGAGCAGTATGCGGCTCTTGGGGTAACCCAATCTCAAGCCGAACAGGGATTTGGTCAAATTGGAACTGAACTTAACACAGACCAGAAGTTAGCGGCAATCTACAAAGACCCTAACAATGTACAGTCTCAATTAGTTGCGGCTACATTTGGTGGTCAAGGTGGAGCGCAGGCTCAAGTTGACCTTACTAACCTAAAAGCACAAGAAGTAAACCAGTTCTCTGGTTCTTCTGGAGTTGATAAAAACTCACTACGCGGTAGCGAAGCCACCGCATTTTAATCTTGCCCGACCCGCCAGCGTCGGTGCTACGTAACATAAGACTGGAAGTAGGAGCAGTTGTTTATTCCCCGATTTACAACTAGGCCTGCGTTTAACCAATAAGGGAGAGCCAGATATGGCAACAAAGACAGTAACAGATGACGAAGGTAACACATACACCATTGAAGTTGAAGATGCACCAGTGAAGGAAACGGGCCCAGCCCAACTTCGCAAAGCATTAGATGCCGAAAAGACTGCACGTGCTGCCGCGGACGCCGAATTGGCGCAATACAAAGCCAAGGAGCGGACTCGTGAAATCGAAACTGCTTTAGCAACAAAGGGTGTCAAGCCACAAATCGCAAAGTTTATTCCTGCGGACGTGACGGCACCAGACCAGATTGACAAGTGGCTAACTGAAAATGCTGATGTATTCGGCTTCCAGACCACTTTATCCAATGACGGTCAAATAGACCCAGAGAGACAAGCAGCGGCAGATGCGGCAGCCCGCATCCATGCTTCGACTCAAACTGGTACACCAGGAAGCGACCAAGCAGCGCTTGCGGCCAAACTTAGTGACCCTAACTTGACCAAGGCTGAACTTGACGCATTAACTGGTCTTGGGTACCAAACTCCAGGTCGTCCAATCAGATAGTCCATTCTAGCCCTCGAAAGGGATAAACGTAAATGGCAAACGCCTATAACTCCGTAACGTCCTCGGTTGGTACATCCGTTGTACAAACAGCCTATGACCGTTACATCGAAATGGCGCTCCGTGCTCAACCTATGGTCCGCGACCTTGCGGACAAGAAGCCAGTAGAGCAAGCAATGCCTGGTTCATCCATTGTATTTAATATCTACAATGACATGACCGCCGCAACGACTGCTCTTACTGAGACGGTTGACCCAGACGCAGTAGCACTTGGTTCTACAACCCCAATTACCGTTACTCTTAATGAGTATGGTAACGCATCTCTTACAACCCGTAAGTTGGAACTCCTTGCCTTCTCAGACATTGACCCAGCACTGGTTGACATCCTCGCGTTCAACATGTTGGACTCCTTGGACACGGTTGCACTTCAAGAACTCACTGGTGGCCCTAACGCCATCGGCGAAGTTTCTGGTAGCCGCGTATCTACATATGAAGGTAACTACACATCAGGTACCGCTGGAACCGTGACTGTTACATCAACAGACACATTCCACTCACGTGACGTCCGCTTCGGTGTTGCAAAGTTGCGCGCCAACAACGTAGTTCCTCGCTCTGGCGAGTACTACTGGTGCGGAATCCACCCAGAGGTTTCACACGACCTTCGTGCTGAGACTGGTTCTGGCGGATGGCGTGATGACCACAAGTACGCTGAGAACGGTGCTTCTGAATTTTGGCCGGGCACTATCGGAACATACGAAGGTGCTATGTTCGTAGAGTCACCACGTTTGTTCAACACAACAGACGGAACTGGCTCAACAGGTGCAACAGGTACCTTCGGTACTTCTGGCTACACCTACGCTTCTGGCGGTACACGTGTATTCCGTACACTTGTTGCTGGTAAGCAGGCTCTCGCAGAAGCAGTGGCAGAAGAGCCACATGTTATCTTCGGACCAATTGTTGATAAGTTGATGCGTTTCCGTCCAATCGGATGGTACGGCGTTCTAGGCTGGGCACGTTACCGTGACGCAGCTTTGGTTCGTATCGAATCATCAGCTTCTATCCACAACTCCTAATCCGAGTTAGTTGCTTCCTAGCCCCTCTATTCCTTT